TAGCCTTTTGCTTAACGATGTCTCGCTTCTGCCTACGAATAGCAGCCTGCTTTGCATGGCGCTTTTCATCAGATGGTTTCTTAAAATACCTTCTGTCTCTGATCTGTTCAATGATCTTGGCTTTCTTGCACTTCTTGATGAACTTACGAATCATCTTGTCGTGATTACCGCGACACTCTCTTGCCTTTACGACAACGTTTGAACCTCTTCTTTTGCTCATTTTAAATCCTATTTAATAGCTTGCCAGATTTTGCCTGCATTTCCCATGATAGAACTGATGTCTACGCCTGCATCACTAGGATCATCGCCGAGGACACTTGACTTGTGTGCCTGACCGGGAGTCCCTGATTGTCTCATAGGCTCTGTGCCTTCAAACAGATCAACTCCGTTGTAGGCATCATTGCCAATTGAGTCCAGTAGCTTTCTGCGATGCTCTTGTAGTTTCTTATTCGTCTCTCGGGACTTACGCTGCATTTGCAAGTCTTCATTAAATAGGCTGTCGTTGGGAATGTTATTTCTTTTTCCCAAACCCATGCTGGTCTTTACTTCTCTTGTTTCGACTATTGGTTGTTTAGCCAAGCCAGCAGTGACCTGAGATACGACCTCTGTAAGAAGACCCTCTTCTATGAGGACTTCTTGGATGCACTCTTTTACGACTGGCTTGATTAACTTCTTGAGTTGTGCTTTATTCATTTATCACCTTAATTATTTCTTCGCTGATGAGGTTTATAAGTTTTTTAGAATCTGATTCGCTAACAAGGTTATCAAAATCACCTGCTAGGATTTTCTCTACCTGATCTAATATTTTCATAACATTGGGCATTTGTTCGCTTTTGATTTTCTTAGCAAATGGGTTACCACTCAGTTGTTTAGAAATATTGCTTTCTATTTCCTGTCTAACTTTTTTTATATCAAGTTTGCCAAAGTTTCTAATTGGACCTAAAGCTTGATTTATTTCTGCTCTGGATAAGCTCTTTAGTCCACTTTGTTTTGGCTCTTCTTCTGGTTCTTCTTCTGGAGCGGCTGATGGTTGAGGTGCCTCTGACTCTTCTTCTGGTTCTTCTTCTGGCGCTACTGGTGTAGCTTGCTGTTCGTCGGGAACATTAAAAGCACCTTTCTTCAAAGCCTTGACGAGTAGTTTTAAGGCTTGTGGGCTCTCTTCTTTCAAATTAGTCATGAATTGTTTTAACTCTGGAGCTTTGTCTAAAGTAAGGCTTAGATCTGCTCCTATCATTAATCTATCATCTTGCTCTTGCAGATCAATGTTTTGAGATTTGAGCATTGCCTCAAACTCGTCTACGATAGCACCTGTGTCTGTTTCGATGCTAAACTTCTTAGCAAGATTGGAAATCAAATTGACAATTGTTGTCAATTCGGATGCCGGATAAGTCGCAGAAGATTTCTTCTTTCTCTTAAAGAAGTCTCTAAAGCCTTCTACCATTAGTTGATGTTGGGGGTAACTACTCCAAGTCATTTTTTAATACCTCGTTTAATAATCTGTTAATGCGATCTGCTTTAGTAAACACTTTGTTGTTGAACTCTTTTGCTTCTCTCATCATAAAGGCGTTTGGAGTTGAAGGCTCCGACACGAAGTCAAAGCAGATAAGTTGGAAGTCCTCTTGGACTATAACTTTTCCTGCGCCTTCTGAGACTGAACCCATCCCGCGAGAAGAGATGCCTAGCTTGACGCCATCTTCTACGAGGGCGCGCAGGGTCTTGCCTGCGTCTGTGTTTAGAACTTTGACTTTGCCCATAACAGCCTTGTCTTCCATCCAAATGTCTGTGACCATGTGTGAAGCGTTCTTTAGGTTGATGACTGAATCATCAGGATGGTCTAGTTCGCCAAGTGCTCTTTTTTCTTTTACGAGCTTCTTGTAGTTCTCGACCTCTCGCATCAAAACCTTGTGCGGATAGACGCGACCATTGCCGTTCTGGACATCTGCTTCTTGCAGTTTGCCAGTCAGCATCATTCCGCCGCTCTCGACGAAGCGCTTCTCGTCTTCTGTTAGGAGGTCTTTACAGACGCCGCCTTCACATAGTTCGTAGTATTCTCTTAGTAGTTTCATCTTATATAGCCTTGTTCAATAGTGCTTGGGCGTTTAATAGCCTTTCTGCCAAGCCCCACCGCATACTTTGGTTCGCATCAGAGAGTTTGTTCATAAAGCCGCCACGTTGGTCATCTTTGGTATCAAAAATATCCAAGAGGGTTTCCCTATCAGGTATAGCAGCTAACGCTGTGCTTATTTGTTCCGGGGACACATCAACAATCTGCATCTCCTCCTCATTCATAGAAGCATCGTCGTAGGCAAGTCGGCTTTTATCCGTCTGGGTTGCGCTCCACAAGGCGAGGTTTGCTTTAGCTATCATAGTATCTTTCGAGTTTCCGCCGGTCTGTGCTTCAGCGAAGTGTAAATAGCTGTTAGGATCATAGGGGATGCCAAGAGCTTCTTTTGCATTTGTAGCAGCAGCAAACAGCTTGTCAAACTCTTCTTCGGTCGCGGGGTGGTATTCGCCCTCGTTTATAAACTTTTTCCAATTTTCGATTAATAGTTTCATTTTGTTTTCCTTATGCGGGCGTTACCCGCGCGAGTTAGCTTCCTTTGCAGCAACGACGGACAGGCTGTAAGCCCCATTTAGATAGTAGAAAGTTGTTCATTGTTTTATCCTAGCATAGCGAGTATTGCTTTCATAGCAGTACGCTTCTTTTCTTTGTCATCGCTATAGCGAGCATCGTTTCCTATTTGATAAGCAATTCCCTTAATCATAGGGTCGGCAGACAAAAACTTTTGTACTATAGGTTCTGTTTTTGGAATGGGATCCTGACGATCTGTTATGTCTTGAAAAATTGAAAGAATGTAACCCTTAAATTGTTTTCCGGCTCCAGAATCGGTCGCTACATCTTTTTCAACATTGAACTTTCCTTTGGCAACTAGATCTTCGTAACTCTTGTAAAAGCCTGTTGGGCTTGCGAATCTCCACCAACTGGGAGTCTCTCTTTCTTCATTAACAGCCGCTTCTAGTTCTTCTTTGATTATCTGCTTAAGTCTGTTTTTTGTAATTTTCATTTTTTATTCCTCTGTGAAAAAATTGTCGTGCTTATAATTATGCTTTATTTGAATTCCTTCATCTGAAAACACCATGTTTAAAACATAGGAGGTAGCAGATGAGAGACAACCAAATAGAAAAGCATTGACTATTGTAGCGTCAAACGTAAATAGTTCGGTCCAAGGAGAAAGCAGGAGCAAAAACCAACCGACGTGAAAGCCCATACACATGGGGCAGTGGAAAACCTTGCCGTAGCCCCGGTAGGACTCCTTGTGAGGTCTTAGTTTTTTTATTATGGGCATGTCGCTATAGACTAAAATTTGTGTTAGTCCGTAGGCTATCAAGACGAATAATAATAGTTCCACTTGAACTCCTAGATTGTATACATGTAAGACATGGCGTAGCCATTATTGGGACCATAGCCGGGTCGAATAGAGCCCTGCTCGTCGCGCTGGGGGACCTCACCGAGTTCTGTTGAATCGGTCTTGTCTGGATCTGTGAATTCATCATCAACGCCGGAGACCACCGCTTCAACATTATCGTAGTAGGGCTTCTCTTCTTTGATGAATCTCTCAATGTTTACAAGAGCAAACTTAGCAGCGTTTAGTTTGCCGTCAGCAGCTTCTTGTAGCTTGGCTTCCATCGCTCCGTAATAAGAGCCGCCCTGGATTGATTCAGGAATAATAATGCCTTTGCGAGCAAGATGGGCGAATAGTCTGTTTTGTGCGCCGTAGGTAAAGTCGGTCATAGTCTGCTTTGGAAAGGCAGTAATCTTCTTATCTTTTCCAGAAAGCACGATGTCTAGGTCTCCGTGGTCGAAGATCATTAGGTCACCACTCAGGGATTTGCGAATGTCTAGTTCTAGCGTTACCGTGGGGGGTGGAGCTTTCGGCTTTATCGTAACCTTTATCGGCTCTGGGATTGGGACAATTCTAACTGTGATCGGCATCGTCGTGGATTTCCTTTACTAACTGCTGTGTTTTCATAATGGTCAGTAGGGTAGACTCGTTTAGGCTTGTTTCTTTTGATAGAGTCTCAAGTCTTTCTCTTACGGCTTGTGTTTTCTTGAGCATCTCTGGATCATTGGCGATCTCTTCTACCTTTGTAGCTTCGGATAGTGACTGTTTTAGTCTGCCGAGTTCTCTGTTGAAGTAGATTTTTGCTTCAAGATCATCCTGAGAGAATGATGAGATGTAATTGTTGAGAAGGCTCTTCTGCTCTTCTAACAAAGAGCTTCCGTATTTTTCGTTGAACTTCTTTGTAAAAGTAGAGAAGGTAATAGAGTCAATGGGAGTCATCACCTGCTCTTCAAGCTTGCCGGTCATTCCTTCTACTATTCTTGCTTCAAGCATAACAGATTGCTTTGGAGAGTTTGTGTTAAACATCTTAGCAATCGTTGCTAGTGACTTGTAGTTCGGCACAAAGTTGTTGAATGTGTCTGGGCTCAAGTCTTTATTTATGTCGTTTATGACTACTGTCTGCTGCTTGAACAAGCCATCTGCGTCGATGAGACGCTTAGCAGCCATCGCCGCTTCCATAATCTTTTTGCTGGTGGGCTCGTCAAGATCTTGGTTTTCGTAAAGAGAGCGATAGCATTCCAAGTCCTTCTTTAACAGAGAATCGGTGGTGAAGTGCTTACGCACGATAGAGACAACTTTTTCTTTTCTCTCGTTGTCTCCCTTTATGATTGCTACGGTAGCTTCGCGAGCGAGAGCCTCAAAAACAAAAGCCGTGTTGCGCTTCTTGTTGTGTCTATTCTTCATTGTTGTTCTCCGTTGTCTTAGTTTCCAAACTCTCAATGAGCATCTTTACTGAATGGTTGACCTCAAGAAGAGCCTGCTCTTCTTCGTGGTCTCGCAAGTAATTAGGGTCTTGCTCTTCATAAATGCCCCTGGCGAGAGATCTTAGTTCTGAGCCACCAAGATTATTGGTTCTGTAGGTGTTCATTTCGGGTGTCGGGACGCTGGCATAATTGCGAGTTCTAGCGCCTTGGGGTCTCTTATCGGTCGCTACTTTTTGGTAAGCTTTGCCTTTAGAGCCTTTGGTTACATATTTCTTGCCTGCTCTCGCACGCTTACCAAGGGACTTAGCTAGACGAGGCGAGTTGCGAGAACCCGGAGGTGCTGCTAAGAGTGCGCTCTCGTCTTCACCGCCAGCATCAGCGCCACCCTCGTCTCCACCAAGATCTAGATCGCCACCGCCTTCATCGCCGCCGAGATCTAAACCACCTTCACCGCCACCAAGATCGAGTCCGCCTGCTTCCCCGCCACCACCGTCACCGCCTGCGGCGGCTTCAGCGACACCCTCAAGGGCTGTGTCGTGTTTGCGATCGTAGTATTGTTCGCGTTGGTTGCGTAGGAACTCTTCGTGAGACATTCCAAAAATGTTGTCGGCAACCCAGCGGCGAGAGAAGTAACCCTCTGTTGCTGATGCTGCTATGTCGAACTTGGTCTTCCAATGCTCCAACTCTTGTAGTTCCGCAATCTTGCTTGGGTTATTTAGAGCAAGCTTGAAGTTTAGGAGATCTTCTCCTCTGTAGCCTAGAGTGTAAAGGTGGATGATGCCGACCTTCTCTAGCTCGTGAATCATAGAGCGCTGTAGGCGCTGGATGGTGCGAGCGAAACGAATGTCTTTCGTGGCTAGTGTTGTTTTATCTTCTTGTGCGCCGTCACCCATAGTGAGATAAGCCTGTGGGATCTTGATTCCAGAGAACATTTTGTCGCGGAGATACTTCACATCGTCAATCGCTGTAGTGTTTTGTCCACCGCCAAGGTTTTGGATGTCGGTCACAGAACCAGCACGAACTGGGATGTAGTAGTCCTCTTCAATAGACATTGGGTTGTAGCGAAGATCAACGCGCCCAGTGTCTTTGTTTACAATAGAGTGTCTTTTTAGCTGGGACACAATCTTTTGCATAAACTGCTCAACCTCTTGTGGAGGAACAGCACCGACATCGATTTTGAAAACCTTACGCTCGGAAGAGCGAACAATGCGGTAAGCCATCATCGCATCTTCCATAAGAGTAAGCTGACGCCAAATGCGGCGGACGGGCTCCAGAACAGAAGTTCCGTAAGGAGCATACTTATCATTTCCAAGAATGCGGAAGTGGGCAACCTGCCAGTTCTCAAAAGTCATTCCAGCAGAGTTCCACTGGTATTGAACGTAGTTTGGGTTTGTGGCGTCTAGCCCCTCTAGTCTCTCAACTTCTTGTAGAGGAATAGCGATCGTTGATTGGATTCCCTCGTTGTCGTCAATGTCTAGGTATAAGATGAAGTCACCATACTTACACATCGTTCGGCACCAACCGAAAAGATTGTGTTCGATGTTCATAATCTTATGGTAAAGGATGTTCAAGACTGCTTTGATTTCGTCGTTGCGGCACTTGATGTTTAGCATTGGAGATAGGGCAGAGAATGTGGTCATCTCATCTGCGTAGATGTCGAGAGCAGAAGCTAGCTCTGGCATATATTCCATCTGATCAAAGTCTATGTAGCGCTCTGAACGCCTCTGGTTTGCGATAGCGTTTGCTGCGATCGTATCTAGAGGGTTGTAGGACTGCTTCTTGAACTGCTGTCCTGAAGCAGTCTTGAACCTAGTAGAGTATTTGTCAAGATGTTGTCTACGAATCTTGCGACCAGATTCTGATCTGTAACTAACGATAGGTCCTGAGAACAGGCGAGTAAGAGACTTAAATAACTGGGAGTCTCTGTTAGCTGGGTTCTTGCCTTGTTTTGGGTTTTTGGGTGCCATTTAGTTTCTCACTTTATTATCCACATATGTTGGGAATATAGATTTTGTGCTTCACGTATTTTACTATTTGTGTCGTCGCCTGTGTAGCCTATTTGTCCTCTTATCTGTGTGTTCAAGGTAGTTCTAGAAGTCATAATAGAATCGACAAAGGCTTTTTGATAATTGAGGTCTCTTGAGTTTGATTGAATTGCTGTGTCTCTGACCCAGCAACAAATCGCAAGAGCCATAACCAAGTCATCGTTGTAACCTCGCATTGCCTGTGGCTTGCCATTATTCCAAATGAAAGTCCTAAATTCATTTGTTAAACGTGAAGAATACGTTTTAATTAGTTTGTTTCTTATAAACTCTTCCAACTTGGCTACTATGAGGGGTCTAGTCTTGCTCGTCGTAGAGAAACCGGCGATAGTTCCGGTCTGATGCTCGCCGAGATGTTGGTCGATGTATTGGTGTGTAGATTTAACAGACCAGTATAGATTTGGATAAGCATACTCTATGAGTTTGTCTATTACGGTGTAGCCAATAGAGTTGTTTTCCACGACCATCATAGCATTTCCAAATTCTCGACCGACTTGATTGAGCATGTTGGCGTAGAGGTCGGGTGTAGGTTTGCCCTGGTATTCTCCAATGATCTCCATTGTTTCAAGTTTCAGAATATGGAATGTAGAGCTATCAGCGCCGTCGCCTCGCGCAACATCAGCAGCGATAAGATAATTACAACTAGGATCGTGCTCTTCCCAAATCCAGAAGTTTCTATCAAAGCCAGTCCTATGCTTTGGTTCTTTGACCAAAGACATCATCCATTCGATCCCAGCAGGATCAATAACAGTCTCACCAGAGGTGTTGAAGTTGCACTCCAACTCCTGAGCGATCTGTCTTCTGGACATGTTCTTGGTTTCTTTTTTGAACCACTCTTCATCTCTCTCTGGATGAACATCCCACATAAGCGTTGTGAGTTTAAAATTGTTGTCGTTACTCTCGGCACCTACGCAGGTTTTGTGGAACCAGTTACCGACACCATTCGGCGTGGAGATGGCGATGCAGCGACCACCAGTAGATAGCGTTGGATAGAGACCAGTCCATAGATCATCGAGACCTTCGATGTGTGCTGCCTCGTCAAGCACGAGTAGTGATAGTGCTTCGGAACGACCAGCATCACCAGAGGTAGAGGCAGCCTTGATGGAAGAACCATTAGACAACTCAAAAGACGTGCGGTTGTCTGTCGTAATGCTTGCAATCCTGATCCATTCAGGAAGGTTCTTCATTATGTTCTTGACTTTGCGAACCAAGTTACCTGCGGTTTCAAACTTGGTAGCCATAACAAGGATGGCTTTGTCGCGGTGAAACAGCATCATCCAAACAATGTAGCCAGCCGTAATCGTTGAGATGCCTAGCTGACGACCCTTGTTGATGATGTTGAAGCGGTAGTCGTTAAAGTCGTTTAGTAGGACATCCTGATAATCATAGGTTTTAAACAACATAAGCCCGTGCATCGGGTGAGAGATGCGGGCATAGTTTTTCAGGAAGTAAGAAGGATCTTTACCGCACTTAACGACTTCTTTGAGAATTTGTTTTTTTGTTAGTCTCGGCATTCATCTTTCTTTAGTCTTTCTTGCCGGAGTTCTTTGGTCTCTTGTCGTTCGGGGGACGCTTACCGAGACCACCCTGCTTCATGAATGCTTCCCAACCAGCAGCAAGTTTATCTTCGGTTGCCTCGCCAACGACAGCGACTTCTTCCATTCCGCCAACTTTGTATTCCATAACGGCTGTAACCCAAGAGCGCACTCTTGAGGAGTTCTCAACACGGATGTCAATCTCACCTTCTTTGGTAAGCTTGACAGTAGAGCCAGTAATCTTGCGGGCTTCTTTCTTGAGGAACTTTACAATCTCAGCCATCTGTGCTTCGACATCGGATTCAAAACCATTGGCGTAAACTTCTTTGAGGGTGACCTCGGACATGTAAGATAGTCTCATCATGTTGCCGTGGAACTTGACATTGAAGCCGTCCATCACCCGCTTATCAATAAGGGGGTTGCCTTCTTCTCTCTTTAGACCTGCCTTGATGGGCTCGCCATCTTCGGTCATTGCGCCGTCGTAGGCGTTTGCTGCGGCTTGTGATAAGCCCTGGACGATTTCATAAACTGTAGCCATTATAATGTTCCTTTGGTTGTTTGCCTATAAATAGTGTTCAAAAGCACTTATTCCTTTTTGGTACTATTGACACCTGAAGTTACTTGTTTCTTTAACATATTGAAAATTCTTTCCAAAACAGAACGTTTAGTCTGTAGTTCTACGCCCGGCATCTCTGCAAGGTCGAGTAGAAATTGGTCTATCTGTTGGATAATGCCGCGCTCCATGTTTGAAAGTTCCGGGTTTGCCTCAAGTCTATCTTCTTTTCCTGCTTTACCAAAAGCAGAACCACCCATAGACTTTGTTTTTAATTTTACTTTTTCGTCACCCTCTTCTTGTTCTTTTAGAACTTCTCTGATTAGCTCTCTTAAATCTTCAGCTTTCATTTGGTCGCCATCCTTGTTGCCATCTTTCTTCTCTACCTTCTACCCATTTGATGTAGCACTCGTAACAGCATTCAAACTTTACAAGAGACACATCATCACGGGCAGAGTGTGAAAATGCTCCACAAACAGGACAGCCTGTCTTGGATTCCCTATTAAGTAGTTTTCTTGAAACCTTTATTCCATTTAGTTCTACTTTATCGTTGGCTTCGTCGTTTTTCTTTTGCTTCTTGTAGAGTTCTCGCATCTGTTCCAGATAAACTTTCTCTTTGTTCTCGTCCCATTCTGCCTTGGGGTTCTGGATTGTTTCTTCGCCATACTTCTGTGCGATGGCTTGCTCTACTTTGACAATGTAATCAGGATCTTTACTCACTGGGTCACCGCTTGTTGAATACCGTAGTAACTAGCGCCACCCAATACGATACCACCTGCGAACCAGAGCCACTTACGTTGTGGTGCTTGTTTCTTAATGATTGTTTGTTGCTTTTCAATCACAAGGTCTTTTTGTGCTATAATCTCTGTGTATTGTTGATCAAGAGTAACAATCCTCGCTTCAAGAAGTTTCTTGTCAAGTTTGCATTGGGTTCCTGCCTTGTCAAGCTGAAACTCCACTTTAAGCTCACACTTCAATTGTGCCTCTTCATACTTTGCTAATACCTCGGCAGCGGCAGGCACGCTAAGTAAAACGCCCTCAAATGGAGCGGGCTGATCTTCTGCGACGACTGTAAAGTCTTCGGCGCTTGCAGTTGAGAGTAAAGCAAGCAACATTAGGCTATTCAACATATCTTAATCCGTAGGTCTCTTCAAAGCGCTGTATAATCAGAGCCTTGTCTTGTTTGAACTCTTTTATTATAACTTCTTTTTCTGCTCTCGTTAAGTCCTTTATCTCGGCTTGTCGTGCTTCGTATTCCAACTCTAGCTCTTCTATCTCAATACGATACTGCTCAAGAGCTTCATCACGCAGACGCAACTCTTCGGTATGTAGGGATTGTAGTGTGCTTATCTGGTCTTTTAATGACTGCTCTGCAATCTCGTGTGCTTTGATAATGTTGCGTACATCATACTGCGACTTGCCAAATACGACAAGAAGGAGAAGGACAAGTCCAATCTCCTTCCAATGTTTTAAGCAGAATGCTAGAATCTTTTCTTTCACTCAAGTCCCTTGAGCTTTACAATAGCGTCAATTACGGATTGACCACCGAGATAAAGACCAGAGATAATAACCCAGTCTGCTGATTCTAGTCCGCCCCAAGCCATAAGACCTGTAGCAGTGAGCCACACAAGTAGTTTGCGGGAAGTTAGTTTTTGTATGCCGCTGTCAAGTAGTGCTTGCTTCTGCTCTTTGCTCATCATTTAGCACCCATACTCTTTAGTTGCTCGTAGATAAGACCAATGAGAACTGGCAAGGACATAACACCAATTAGCGGCGCCATCTTCTGTAATGCATCGGCAACAACTTGCATATTCTCAGCATTGATGTTTTCGATGCCTTCTTGCATTGCGCCGTATGGGGCGCCGCCGCCTCTCATTTTACTCATCAATTTGCCAAGTGCTTCATTTGCCATGTCTTGAGGCTTGCGTCCAGGGCGGTCCATCATGATTTCTTTGATTATGTCTAGCAGGTCGTCTTCGGACATCTTGAACATTTCTGCTTCTGCCATAATCTCTTCTTTGATTAGAGCGAGTAGCTCTGACTTTTTGATTTTCATTGTGTTTTGTCCCTTTTTAGATTCGAAGAAAGCCGATGGGTTTTTCGCCATGTGGTCTCTCAACTTGGCAGCCTCTTCTTTGTTTAGTGTAATCCTGAAGCCGCCATTGTGACGCCTCATTCCGCTCAAGTCGAAACCGGCAAGCTCAAGGCGGTCAAGTGTAGCCGGGTGGCGCACCGAAAAATCAACAGTGTCAATTTCTATAGAGGGTGCTGTTCCCTCTTTCTTCATTTCTGCTGGAATAGTGTTGTCGTCGGACGGATCGTCCATAATCTCTTCTTTGATTAGAGCGAGTAGCTCTGACTTTTTGATTTTCATTTTTTATCCTTTGCGATCTTTGTCGCCGTTGCGTACATTACGCTTTCGGCGTCATCGCCATAGCGTTGCTTGAAGTCACCCTTAGATTTCTTCATACCTTTAACTACTCTCTCTTTTTCCTTTTTTTCAGGTTTAGAGAGTTTTTTCTCTTCCATCTTCTTGTTTACAGCAGAATAGAATCTATCAAGCTTGTCTTGGGGTGTCTTCTTATCTGTCTTGCTTAGCTTGCGAGTGGAGGGTGTTTCTTTTTTCTTTCCAAATTCTCCACCAAACAAGCCCTCGCTTAATGCATTAGCATAGTCTTCTGGTGATTGTCCGCTCATCCAAGCATCGTAGGGATTTGGAGAGTTATCATCGATCTGAGCACCATTATTGTAAGCAGTAGCTATCCATCTTTCAAAAGACATTTGCTGACCGGCAACAGCCTGGGCATCATCCATCTTTTGCTGATCTCTAAACTGCTCTGATTCTCTAACAGGTTCGGGCATCGGGCGAGCTTTTGGTCTGTAAGCGCGACCAAGTTGTCGTTGTGCTGCGCCAATAGAGACGCCAGACTCGCCTGTGAATGCGGAGGATAAGAAATCAATGCTAACATCTAGTCCATCAATAGAATCTGTTAGTTTGCCGATTGCGTCAAGAAGCGCGGGGTCAGATTGGATCTCTTCCATTATTGCTTCTTTTGTAATTTCTTTGCTTTCCATCGCCTCTACTTCGGCGCGGACTTCTTCGCCAAACATCTCCTCGACCTCTTCATTCGTGAGGACTACTTGGAGTTCTTCTTTGATAATTTGTTTTAGTTTGGCTTTTGTTATTTTCATTATTGATTTACCTCTGCGAATCCGCTTTCTTTTTCAATCACAATCTGCATGTCTACACAATCCTTGAGAGAATCAAGGTGAGAAATCAGCAGGACGTTCTTGAAATACACCTTAATTAGTTCCAAGATCCGAATAAATCCAGCCATATTCTCTTCATCAATAAAAGATAGGTTAAAAGGTTACATTCTTACCTTTGCAAAGCCATCAATTTTGCTGATCTCTATCGTCATATCTACGCAGTCTTTGAGAGAATCTAAATGTGAAATAAGCAAAATAGTGCCAAATTGACTCTTCACCACTTCAAGCATTCTTACAAAACCCTCCATATGTTCTTCATCTAAGGAGGTTGCTGGTTCATCAAGTACAAAAACTGAGCCGCGAGGCAAGTTTGTTACTGCAACCATAGCGATGCGAATAGCCATAGCAGCCATAGTCTTCTCCGCACCTGACGCCATCTCAATAGGGCGAGCCTCGTGCTTGGGGTGCTTGATAAAAATGTCAAACTTGTTGCCTGTAGTCTCAAAAAAGATTTCAAAATCTACAACATTCGCTAGAATCTTTGCGATCTCTTCGTTGATTACAGGCAACTTCTGTTTAATGATGTCGTAAGCAATCCCGTTCGGATGCATACACCGCAAGAATAGATCATACGATGAATACTCCGACTGGATTGTCTCAAACTCTAGTCTTCTTTCTTTGAGGTCTTGGATTCGTTGTTCTTCTGATCCGAGAGATTTGTAAAAATCAATCTTCTTCTGGCTATTTGACTCAACTTGTTCCTTAACGGATTGCGTTTCTTTGACATATAGTTCTTTCTCCTTTAGTAGTTTTTCTAGATTCTCAATTGCTTCTTTGTTGTCGTTATAAGAAGCTTGCTTTTGTGCTAGCTCGTCCATCAAAGCTTTGTGCCTATCAAGGGCAGACTTGCGGCGCTCAATACTCAATTGTAGGTCTTTGATAAAACCATCAGTTTCGCTTTGCTTTTTTTCAAGCTTACGATACTTGTCTAGGTGATCTCTAACAACCTGTGGGTTTAAGTTAGAGAGTCTGTCCTGTAGCTCTTCGATCTTGCTTTCCGTTTCAGGAATAACTGCTGTGGCTACATGGGCATCACGAATGAACTTACAAGCAGGGTAGGTCGTGCCGCACGGAATGTCTTCTAATAACTTTTTCTTTTCAGTCGCAACCTCTATCAGTTGTGTGTGAGTTTGAAGGCTACTTTCAGCTTCTTCAATGCTCACAAGAGAACTTGTAAGATTGTTGTAATCTAGAGTTTCTAGAAGATTTGAGATCTTATCAAATCGTTCTCTTTCACTATGTAGTCTGCTCGCATCATCAATGATTGAATCTGATAAAGAAATTATCTTATTTTTTGTCTTTTTGATCTCGGACTGAACCTCGTGGATGTCGATCACATCCGTTGGGATGTTGGAGATCTTGATAGAGAGGTTTTGGACGTTCTGGCTTGCGAAGGCGAGCTTTGCCTCAAGCCTGATCTTGTCGGCTTCGACCTCCAAGATTGCCGCCTTATGCTGCTCTATGGCGTCCTGAGCCTTTTGAATCTCCTTATCGTAGTCGCGACCCTGTAGCTTCTTGATTAGAACTTTGGACGACTGGGCGTCTTCTTTGGCAAACTTGAACTTCTTATCGAAGAACTGGAGATCCAAGAACTTAGCGATAATCTCCTTGCGCTTAGTCGAACCCTCATTAATAAACGCAAGAGCGCCGTGCTGTGATGAGAGAGACGAGATAAGGAAATCATCAATCGTCCCAAAGTGCTTACGGATGTTCGCGTCAGTCTGGTTGCGGGTCGTGCCGTTTAGTGATGTAGTCTCATCTGTAACAGGGTCATAGACAGAAAAATCAAGATGAGTCTTTGCCTCAATAGAGGTTTCGCCCTTTGACTTCTTTTCGTACTTCTCGACCTTGCGATGAACTGTGTAGGACTTATCGCCAATCGCGATTGTGATCTTTCCACCACCCCAGTCGCGATTCTGATTTACGACATTAACATTCTTGCGCTCGTTTTTGCTTGTTGTGTTAAAGACTGTAAATAGAATTGCGTCAATGATAGATGACTTGCCTGAGAAGTTCTTACCAAAGATGCCCGTAATGCCGTTTACTTTGCGGAAATCGATAGAGTTGTTTTCTCCGTAGTTGAACAGGTTAGACCACTCAAAGTTTACAAGTTCCCAATTCACATTACGACTAACATCCTCTTTTGCTTCTACTTGCTGGTTGTATTTGGAATTGAGTTCATAAATCGTAGACATAACATCAGGCTTAACCTGATAGTCTTTGAGGTATTCTGAAATAAGTTCCTGCTGGATCTCTGGATCTCGGAGGTTCTGTATTCCAATACCATCAGTAATCTCTTCAACATTCCCGCGTTTACCAGCAGATCTGTTTAAGAATGAGATCGACTCTGGCTTAAACTTATGGCGAGCAACATCAACAGCCTTACGCATCACATCGAGCGATAGGTTGTTGTCGCTGACGATACGCAGGCGGGCTCTATTGGGCACCGATGCTCTACGGGGAATCTTGCCTGTTGGGGTTAGCTCTACTGTGATAAATGGGCGCGGGTTCTGGAGCGTAAAGTGCTCGATGTCCCAATCATCTTTGGAGCCAATTGTCCAGATAGAGAAGCCCTTGTCGTCACTCTCTCCGTGGTTCTGCTGAACTGTGGAACCAGCGTAGTATACACGACCAGCATCGTCAAGAAACTGGCGCTTGTGAATGTCGCCAAGCATCGCAAAGTCAAACTCTTCAAAGATGGAGAGATTGTCTTCTCCGTGCTCCATCGTCCAACCAGCGTCAGTTTGGCAGTTAGAGATGGCGCCGTGATAGAGGGCGATGTTAATCTTGTCTGGATCGGTGGGCTGAACCCAATTGTCTCGGTCAAACACCGATAAGACATTCAGGACGACATTGCCGTAAGCAAGGGAGGTCTCGCCAGAGTTCTTTAGCAGACGAATGTGGGCACTATCGAGTGCCTGGACGATTGGCGTAATAGCATCTTGGCGATTGCTGTTCTTTAGGTTGCCGTCGTGGTTTCCTAAAATAATAAAAGTGGTCGCAATCTTGCTTAGATTGCTGAAAAAGTCTGACGCCATCTCTACAAATTCTGGTGAGATTTGTGTCTTTGTGTGTGCGATGTCGCCGCAATGAATGATGTAGTCTACGTCTTGCTCTCGCAAGGTCTCGTACATCTGCTCAAAGCAGGCGCGATAATCTTCGTGATACTTCAGATTCTTGATGTGAGTATCAGCAATATGTGCGATTTTAACAGGTGTGCGTTTCAAGTTATCTCCAGGCTAGAAACAAATGTTGTAAAAGGCAATTCCAGCGAACCAGCCGACATACATCGCGATGCCATCTACCAAAGCGTTAAAACAAAACTTGATCATCATTATCTCCTTCACCTATAATATAACGCAGGGAGGGCGATTTGTCAAGCGATTAGAGGCGTCCTCTACTCTTTCTCTTGTTCAAGAGTTCATAAGCAACTGACCACTCAAGCGGCAATATAGCATAGGGAGAGTCTGCGGTGTATCCCTGAAAGAGCTTGTTGTTGTCGTAAGCCCAAAAGCCAGAAGAGCCTTTTGCGCCCTTGCCCATAACAAGATTTTCTAATCTTTCATCCCCTCCCGGTCCAGACAAGAAAGTTGCCCTCAAGAGTGTTTCATAGTCTTTCTTTGAAATTCCCATAAAAGGCATTGTTTCATCATCTGGAATTTGAGAAGCAGGCACGTAGGCAAACCCCTTTAGATTACCTTTACTTGGATCTCCTCCAATGAAGATTCCGCGACCGGGTGAAATGGGAGCAACATCTACAGACCCGCCATAGGTTTTGATAATTTCTTTGATCTTGGCGTCCACTTCTTCTGGTGTTGTAGCGGTGCCGCTTTCTGCTTCAGCAGCAGCCATCTGCATAAAGCTCTGGACATCTTTAGATTGCTCGGCGCTTTGTTGGAGTGAAGATCTTACTTTTTGAGCGTCGGCGGCTGCGTCAGAACTGAGTTCGCTATAGTCAAAGACGCCTTGCTCTACAGCACCACCCAACATTCCAACTAAAAATAGAATGCCTATCCTCTTTGATCTAGGCATTTTGTTTAGAATTTCTGGATTTGATTCGACGGCATCTACTTCTTTCTCTATTTGATCATCACTTTTGTTTGGAAAGAATTTATTTTTTAGATTCTTTATGGTGTCGAGCACACCCTCTTCAATAATCTGATTTGTGGTATTCTCGATGAGAAGATCTGCCTGTATCTCCTCAAGGATAATGTTTTTTATTTGTTTCTTTGTAAAAGCGTGTTTCATTAATCATATCGCCGACAGTAAATCTAGCAATAAGTAGTTGTCGCGGTCGATAAACGTTGCTTCTTTTTTACGTTGCTCAAAAATTTCTTGCGGCATCTCGCCCACATCATCATAGCCTCTAACATCAATCTTATGTAACTCCACATCATAGCGCAGGAGCGTCTGGATAATCCTGCGCTCCTTGTTGGCTGCGTCGGGATCTAGGGCGATGTAACAGGGCGTGTCGTTGCGAACGATGTTGCGCAACAGATTGGAATCCTGGCGTAGAGTAGAACCCAAGATTGGAACAGAGTTGCCTGCTCGGATAGCATCGAAGACGCCCTCAACAATTACCAAATCCTTGTTCCAGTTTGTGAATAGATCGTTGAACACAACGTTTTTTGATGATCGTGGGTTCTTGTATTTCATCCCGTGTCCCACATAAGAACGGGCAATAAAATAATTGGGATAACCCGTCATTCCGAAAGACGGCACGATGATCCTGCCGCCATACTCTCCATCATAGCAGAAGCCAATCTTCCAACGCTGGATGTCTTCTCTTGTTATCCCTCTCTCGGTGAGGTAACGTAGTGCTCTATTAGCAGACAGAGGTAGGTTCTTGTTTGCGAGACTTACGAATTCTTGCGGGAGTTCAAGTTTTGCTTCGATTTCTTCATCGCTTTCGTCCATAAAGAGTTCAGCAAAGCGTGAAATATCTGTCCGGTCTGTAATCTGGTCCCATTTTTGTAGTTGAGTATACGGACCAAAGCGTCTAATAACACGCCTAATGTTGCGACCAGAGTAATCACAAACCCAACAATGAAAAGCATTCTTGTCCAAGTTAACAGAGAATTTGCGCTTGTGGTGACCGCACGACGGGCACGAGAAAAGAAGCTCTGATCCCTTGTCCCAGTAGCCTCCAAGAGTTTCATGAAGGATTTTGGTAGCGGCTGTTTTGTTCATACATGTAAGATAACACGACGATCAACTGGCGGCAAGTGCTTTGTTCTCTATGTCCTTGATCCCTGCTCTCGCAATAACGAGGGCGTCCGCTCTATCGAACTCTTGCGGTTTGGGGTTGCCCTTGTGGGTGCGCTGGATTGTAAAGTCTGGGTCAGTAGCGAGCAGGTGTTCCATCACGACCTTCTTGGCTTTTGTTCCGCGAGGCACTTTGATGCCGACAAGTTTGCGTGCTTGTGTTGCTCCCAAGTATTCTGGCTGGATTTCAAAGCACTCATAGACCATCCAAGACACAACCCCGTTAAATCTCTGTAGGGTCGCCATCGTTTTTGCCGAGGAACCTCCAGAGTTAAAGAACGTGAATGGCTGCTCGATATAGATATGCTCTATTTTGCCGCTATAAGACTCTAGAATGTCCAGAATTTTTGCCCTTATCGTCAGAGACTTGGAGAAAAAATCCTTGTCTCTACGAAGGTCACAGGCTTCGGAAAGGACTATTTTTCCTTCCATATCGGTTACCGCAAAGCCTGTGATGCTTGTCGATACGTCTATTCCTAAAATCAAACCTTGAACTTCCTCCAGCTATACGCTTTACGATCTTTTAAGTAATCTGGGTTCTGATCGTTTTCGTAAGCTTCTTGTTCAAATGGTATCCTATAATATGCTTGTTGTTTATCTTTATATTTAATAAACCCCAAAAGATAATAGAAAAAGTAAAGAGGATAGAAACCAAGCACAAGTAATTCTTTCTGTTGCTCTATGTGAATTGTTTCATGGTTGAGGGTTATTTCGCTCATCTTTTCTTTTGAGATGATAAACGGAAAGATTGTGATTGCGTAGACATCTATAACTATAGACATCAGTTTTGTGAATGTGGGAGACACCACTATAATAGGTTTCATTAGATGTCCAATTTAAGCTTGAATGATAAGTCTTGCGACTCTTTCTTGAGCACTGGGTTGGCGAGAGTTGCTACTCCAATAAGCTTCTTGTCGTCGTCATAGATAGCAACGCGCGAGACGTAGACTTGTCTCTCAAAGGGGGCGTCAAAGCCAGTGTAGCTGGAAGAGACTGTGTTTTTAATTGTGACGGCATCGTTTTCCAAATAGACATTGGAAGATGTAAGTTGTAGCCTATCCTGTCCGTAATCCAAGAACGTCGGGTTGTTGGAGTAGTTTACTTCGCCCCTACGTGCGTGGGCAAACATCGTTAGAACCTGGGTCTCTGTGTGTCCCTTGAAGGAAAGATCGAATGAGGCAGATGTAGAGCACGGTACTCCGTCGTTTGCGCCGCAGGCAAATCTGGTCCACGAACCTGTTGTGGATGAATCAAAACCATAACTCACACCGTCAGTAAGATCCCAACTGCCTGTTAGTAGTAGGAAGCCTTCTTCGTACATAGCCACACCTGCGACTGATCCTGAACCGGTCGAGCCTTCTGGACCGACTTGGATTAACTCTCCATTGTATTTTGTGTCTTTTAATTCTCCGACCAAGGAGCCGGTGATATAGAACTTGAGCGAGAGGCTGCCCGGCTTAATCCGAGATCCATAAAAGATCTTTGGAACAGAGATTAGGTTTATGTCTTGTTCGTCTTTGTTCCACTGACCTGTCATGCTTGCGGAATACTCTACAAAGTAGTGCGGTGAGCGTGTGCCATAGAAGTCAAGAGAGTTTCGGAGACCATAGTAATGTCGGTGGTTTGGGCGACCTTGTGTATCCCCATTTGAATCTATTATCTCGTCGCCCACACTGTTTATAAATAAGGTGATGCCACCTGCGTTTGCCATCAACTCTCTCGTGATTGATGCTGACATTGAATATGAAGAGCCTGTAAGCGCAGAGCCTATACTCATTCTCATATAATCGTCTGAGACTTCTTGCATTGGACCTGATGCAGATATCTTAAAAGAAAGGTGCGATCCTTCGGTTATTGTTCTTGTTCTTTTTTCGGACTTTAAGAACTGCTTATTACCATCTTTGATAACATAAGGAATTATTGGGGCATTTGTGCCGGCAAATGTAAGACCGGCTTCCGTTCTTTGTCTGGTGAATGTCGAAGTCGAGAATGTCGTGCTTCCGCTTCTATCGACATTGTACTCAAACAAACTCAAGCCACCGGAAGCCGACAAGATGTCGGTTCCGTTAAAGCCGCCCGCTTCTATTGGTCTATGATCATAGTAAACCGAAGATGAATAAACCAAGAAGCTGCTATGAGGATAAGCCCTCATAGCATTTCTTATTACATCGCTGCGTCCGAACTTCTTGAGGGACATCTCGCCCTCCTTAGTAGTCCAGCCTGACGCGGAGAGTTAGTTCGTTTGTCGGGTCCTTCTTTAGAGGCTCAGACAATTTGGCGACAGCCAAGAGTTCATTCTGTGAATTGTAAAGACCGATTGTTGTGATGTAAGAGACTGGGGGATTGTCTCTGTTCTGGTTCTTTACGCGGATTGCGCTTGAGCTTAAGTAAGTCGGGTTACTTGAGTAATTAAACTTGTTGTGTGAAGCGCGACAGAAGTAAACAGAAGAATTGATTTCAGTTGTGTTGTTGAACTGAAGATTCTGTAGTCTGTGGCGTAGAGCGTCGGCAGAGCCAGAGATGGAGCCAGAAACCAATTGATTGTCAAAGTCTCTTATTCCAGTTGAAGCGCTGTAGAAGTCAGTTGTTCCTGCCCAGATAGAACTGGTAAGGACCATGACGCCTGCTTGATAAAACACGATGCCGCCAACGCCATCTGAACCAGTGAGGATTCCATAGTCGCCGGCTGCTGTGTTTAGGGTGCCGCCGTTATTTGTGGCTTCGTTATCAACAAAGGTCTTGGTTCCAGAGAAAGGAGCAGCCCAGGATGCCGTGCCGACTGTTAGGCTCATTGAGCCCTTCTTGATTTGGTCCTTGGTGAGTAGGCGAGAAAGGTTGACGAAAACAACCTCTTTCATAACGTCTGCGGCACTCTCGTCTAGTTGTAAATCAGACTCAAAAAGACGGACGCGGTTTGCAGAACCAGTGTAGCCAAGCATAACCTGGGAGAACTGGTTGTACATGTTGATTTTCTTCTTTTCCTGAACTGCGTTAGTTGAGCCAGAAAGCGGAGAACTTTCGTCAAAACCAACAGAGATGTCGAAGATGTGATTGGCTGAAGAACTTAGGTAAGGATAGTCGTAAACAGACTGAAACATGCCGTGTGAGTAGTTCTTGATGTTGTCGTCGTTCGGGAATGTCCCGTAAGTTCCACTAACGATTGTTCCTGTTAGTGGGATGACCTCGTGAAGTAGCGTCTTTGTTGTTGCTACGTCTGTGTTTGGGTTTATAACTTCATAGTTGATAGGCATTTAGTTCTCCGATTAAGCCTGTTGTCTTACGATTCTGACTGGCAACTGAATTGAAGCGCCTGTAGTCAAACCTTGGACGTAGATTGTGGTGTCGATGTAATCATAGGTTCCGGCTGTGAAGCCTAGAGTAGCGGCAGCGACACCAGTGCTGCCGTAGAGTGTGTAGTAACTGGGGGATGCGGTGCCTTGTGCGTTAATCTCTGTGCTGGGTGCGAAAGACATAGCAGTCATTCCGCCGCGAGGACCGTCGAGTTGTGATAGGTTTGTGCCGGCTGCATCACCGCCAGTGTCGGTTGTGTACTGAAGCACTAGGTCTTCAAGACCATCGGCAATCGCAGTCACGTAGTTATCCATGAATTGTGTTGCAGAGACAGCCTTCTTTCTAGCGAATGCTGTTAGGGTGATGTTTCTAGAGCCGTCTGTGTTGTTAGCGAAGCTCTGATCTTGTCTTGGTTGCACCGAGACCAAACTGGAAACAAACCTGCTGTCGAATTTGACGCTGAACTGTAGGTCTAGTAAATTGGTGCTAACGACCATGTTGTCTCTGTTTTCTCTTGTGGGCTGTCTATCAGCCGAGCTTATTCCAGACTCAACAATAACCTTAGAAGCGGGAGTTAGAGTGTTTGGCTCAAGTACTTTTGAGGCACCGATGGCGGCATCTTTAGCGAGAGTGTTGTAGGTTGCCTTGTTAGCAGCTAATAGAATGATGTTGTTATGCTTGAGCACAGAATCAATTCCAGATTTCTGGTTAAGCTCAAGAACCGGCATGTAAACCAAATCAGTTCTGGTAATGCTCAACAATCCATATTTGATAGAAGAAGCTTGCTTTGTGGCTGCTTCCATAACCGGAGACTGTAGAATCTCAAGGTCGTAATAGGCGGAACCAGAAGGGTGGTCAGCGTTGTAAAGCGAGTAATCAATCTCGTCATCGCCGAGGGCGAACTTTACAATTTTGAATTCTCCCTCGGCCATCCTCTTTCTGCCTACATCTGTTAGCACGGCGTCAAGAATGATGTCGCCTGAGTTATCTAAAAATCCCATTTATTTTCCTCTCTCCTCGTAAATAGTAGTTTATTTTTTTTATTGCTCTCAACCCTTACTATCATTAAACTTGATGTTGAGGTCGATTTTCTTTCCTGTTTTCTTCGATGTTAGCCGAAGCTTGAATGTCTTGCCCCAGATTTTATCTTCTGCCGTTCCGAGTCCAAATTTCCCTACTTGACTAAATGCTGAGTCTGAGAAGTCAGCGTCATTTGATTGCATTAGTAGGTGCTGAATGTTGGGGACGACATTAAATAGTTTCTTGAAAGACATTAGCGGCTCTGAAATGTTATCTGTAACCAAATCTTCTGCTGTTAATTGATTGAAGTTTCCGTAAATGTAGCCACCATCGTTGATTAGTTCAGCCTCAAAGATTGGGGTGAACTCTCCTGCTATGCCGTTTTCGTTGATGGCGCGGAAGGTGTAGTAGTATTTTTGATTTGGGCGCACTCGTTCCATAAACATAGCGTCCAACTTAATCCGTCCTTGCTTCAAGATTCTCAAGTCTATTGACTTTCGGAGATTGTTCTCAAAGTCTTGGTAAGATGTCGGCATTCTTGATAAGCGATAGACCTCAAAGGTTTCAGCCATAGAGACTGATTCGCTCTGGGTAAAGTCATCTTCTGCTAAGTCGTTGGCTACTAAATAGTCAGCTTTATTCTGGTCGTCCTGTGGTGTTAGGGCGATTGGATAGGGCACTTGATTGGGAGAGAACGTGTCGTAGGACAAAAAGAACGCCAACCTGTTGCTCTGGTCCTTAAGATGGTGGGGGGTTGCTATCAGATCGTTTGGTGGGTTATCCAAGATTTTGAATGTCTTTTCTTGGATTGGGACTTCTACAATCTTGAGAGATGGTTCGATGTTTATGCGGAGGTCAGCTATGAACGGGACCGGGCTCTTTATCTGTGCTGTCTCTCCTTGAGCTATTAGCTTGAAGATCTGCTGGACGATGGAACGAAGCTCATCGCGAACGCTGGAGAGTTCTACCTTTGTGTGGTTGATACCGGCGGTGTCGCCGGTGGCCTCATAAAACCCTATTTGTAGGATAAGCTCAGTCTCTCTCTCAGAAAGCTCGTCGGCTCTTTCCTTGAGGGCATCAAGTCTGTCTTCCAGCTTGCCATAGAAGAACTCGCTCTTGGATTCTCCCGTATCGGGATCGTAAAATTCTAAACAATAGTCCTCGCCGTCGATGGCGATTTGTCTTGTTACGGCGAGATCAGATAATCTGTATTTGTAGCCCTGAACTGCGACATAAGAGAAGATCTTGTAAGTGTAGTCGGTTCCGTACTTGACCTGGGTATCTACATACTTAATGGCGCTGCCCTGATTAAAGAACCAGAAGTTCTGTAATGTGTTTTCAGTTCGTGAATCGCCCGTAGGAGGTCCGCCTATTTTCTGAACTCTGTAAGCAAGAACTTCGTGCCCCTTATCTATTGTCACTGGTTCATTCAAGAAACCCTCTAAAGTCTGTCGTGGTGAAAAATCAGCGTTAATCATTCCAACAACATCGTTCAGGGTGTTGATTGCTATCTCGGAGTTAACAAACCTGTAAGCGCCTGTGTTATCGAAGGCTGCCTTCACCTCTGTTGATGAGTTGTCATAGAAGAAAGCGTTGTTAGTTCTTGATAAAGAATTCTCGTAGTCATAAAGAAGCATCTCGGGGAGATCAACTATGTTTAGTTGTCTTGCGGCAACACCATTGTTGTAAGTGTCTTCAAGAGTAAAAGAATAAGGTGTTGGCTTGAGATCAATCTCGTTTGTAAAAATCTCTTTTAGAGTCTTGAGGAATCTCGGAGCATAATCGTTTGCTTCTATTATTTGCTTTAGCCCGATGGCGTTATCATCCACATCAAAACTTATGTCGTTAGCCATCGGCATCAATGAATAGACTGCTTGTTTTTTGTCATTTTTCAGAAAAGAGAAGTCAGTCGCTATCATTCTATTGTTGTGGTCGGTCAGGGTGTCTGGATTTAAAAACATAATGTTTTGTAATCTTGTCTGTAGTCTCTGTGCTGTAGACTCTTGGTAGGTGTGATTTACATAAGAAACGTTTAGATAATCCTTGATGTTGTTGTAGCTGTAGCGGGGGACGCCCTTGTCGGAGGCGACGTTAGAGAAGAGGGTGTTGATGGAGCCAAATGTGGGGTCTGAGACTTCCGTATAGTACAAGACAGATTCAAATGCATCGTTCTGGGTGGCGGTCGCGGCGGCGGCGGTGGTTTTTAAGTTTGGCTGTTCCCTTATTAATTCATTTGTAAACCCGACATAGTTAAAGTAATCATCCCCTATTGTTCCATCAAGAGTGATCATCTTGGCGATGTCAAGATCTGCGATTCCGTTGTCGATCAAAAAATAGAAGTTTGGAATCAGATGCTCAGATGCTACACTTGTAAGGTTGCTTTGGTATCTATCATATTGTTTGTAAAACCCAGCTACTGCTTTTCCAGTTATTCCGTCTGCCCCAGTCAATTCGTTATTAAATAGCGGCAGTTCGATCTCGGTTCTATGGTCGAAATAGATTGCCTCGTTATAGACACCAGGGTAGGATGCAGCCCCAAAAGTGCCACCAGCCACATAAGCCTTCCATTCTTCGTCTGAACGAATTTTTGATGTGTCTGAAGTTCCGTAAAGGCGAGAAGCAAACCTAACTGAATCGATCAAGGAAGTTGGATCGACAGGCTCTTTGGTGCCTGCATAGTTGCTGTCAAAATCCGTAATCACTTGTTGAGAAAGTTGTTCAGTCTTAATCGCAGTTAAAGTAGTGTCGCTCGGCTCCCAATAACCACCAAGGGCTTGGCGAATCAATTCAGAAGAGCCAGAAATGAGATTTGAGTCTGCTACGTTGATGGTCTTGGTAGTCATTTTTAGTAACTAGACCCGGGTGAAGTTGTTGACTCTGTAGTTGGTGTGGTTGGTGTGTCCGAGGGAAGTGATGTAAGTTTAAGCTTTTTGGTGCTCTCAAGTCTATTTGTGACAATAGCACCCTCAAAAGAAGGTGATTGGGGCGCATCAAGAAAGCCTTCAATAGATTCAAGAAGTTGTGCTTGATTTAATTTCTCAGAACTTACAATTTTGGAAGTAATCTGGCTTCTTTCCGAATTTGAATAAATGATTTTTCTTGTTGTAGAGTCCACCTGCGGTGGGGAGAGTTGAGAAATTCCCCTAAAGTCTTCTAGAACTGTCCTGCCTGACTTAAAATAAGTCTTGCCAATCAAAACGGAGGTGTTGGATTTCTCCTTTGTCCTTGACACTATAGAAGCAAAAGAAAGAGATTTATAGATTGGTTTTATACTTTGATAAAACCCATCGGCACTAAGCTCAGCACTAAAATCCATTAAAACCTCGTTCTTGATTAGGGTGAGTTCTTCCTCCTCATCATCTCCAAGAACCTCAGTTGCTTCAGAGCTTCCTCCGCTATCATCGAGGATGTCCTCTCTTTCTTCGATCTGTTCTTCAATTAGTAACTCAGTAGGACGATCTGTGGCAGTCTGGCCGGGTGGCGGTGCGGTTGCTATTGGTCCGCCCCCTAATGGTCTGATAGAATTTAGATCTGCTGAGCGACCTGAATCTGCTGCGACTCCTTCTCCGATCTGTTCGCGTGAGCCGCGTCGTGCCCTTGCTGCGGCGCGGGCGGTGAGGTTCGCTTCGCGAGCACGAGAGGCTCGGGTGGATCTGGTATCAGACTTTGCGCTGCTGTCAGCTAACTTTCTCATTATTTAAGGCTCCTAAATTGTTTCACAGAGTTATTGTTGACTAGATTTATCTTCAAAATGTCATCCACGATGTCAACCAATAGGTCGCTCTTGTCTATAGAGTCTATCTTATTTGTTTGTTTTTCGTTTTTATCGCGGGCGTCATCAAGCTGATAAAAAGGATCATCTTCATTTGGAAATTTGTCGTCTGGTTTGTCGTATTCATTATTAAATTTCTTGAAGTCTTTTCGTTCTATGATGTTGGGGTTGGCGACAGCCTCTTCATTTTTTTTAGTTTGCTTGAAAGAGAAGTCTTTTTGAGAAATCGCGTCAACAGAGATTCCAATAGTTGTCAAAAAGTTGTAACAATCGTTCATCCTGCCGTCTTCTTCAAAATTGGAACCTAGGCTATTTTGATCTAAAATTTTCTTAGCCTCTCTTGATGTCTTCAGGTTGGGACCGGAGGCACTGTTTATTAATATAAACTCTTCTAGATTTGATTGCTTTGACATCTTTAGTTCCTTATGTTTCTTGTTTTCTGCCTGAACCACTGATACGTGTCTGGGATTAACTTTTCTTTTTCAGACTTAATAAACATTAACCCAATATTTCCAAAGACGGCGCGATTTTCCTGCACAAAATCAACATCATTCTCTGACAAATCTTTATATCTCTGTGGTCTATCGTTGTCATCTGTGTTTAGGATAGTATTTATTTCTTGATTAATTTGAGACTTTCTTGTTGCATAGGTGTCTTCCGATGTTGGCAGTCTCGACAGAAACTTCATAATCAAATTTATGAATTTTCTTATTTTTACAGCCGAAGATTCATTTAATCTTGACTCCAGCCCTTTAAGTGTCTCAAAGCCATTGTTACTTACTTTGAATCCTTCAAAAGTCTGGCTTTCGGCGCGGGCTGCGGCTAATGTCGCAGATCGAGTATTTATAAATGTCTTTATATCCTGTTGGTCTGCAAATTGCTCTGTGCCATTCCAAAGTATAATTGTTGGGGTAGGAGGCAAATCTACCGTAAAATCTACGATGTCTGGCAGATCATCATACCCCAGGGTCGCTATAAATTCTGTGTTGTCTCTAAGACTTGGCTCTAGAGTTCCGTCAGGGCTTCTTCTAGAAGAAATAGTTTTTGTTATTGCACCTGCTACGCCGTAGTAAGTCTCGTAAAAATCTTCCATTTCTTGAACAAAATTTCTTAAAACATCCAATGTTCCGTTATTTGGAGAAATTAGGCTAACCTGTTCTTTAGCAAACCTAGACATTGATGAGGCGACGCCAGAGAACTGGTCTCTTACTAAATCAAGATGAATTGCATAAAGCTTGGGTGATAATTCCCAGGGCACAGAACCTTGTCGTTCAAAGTAATCAGTAACCCCTTGTTTAAAAAAGTCATTGAATCTATTATCTATGTTGTTATAGCTACAAAAGTCTTCAGCAAAGTCTAAATATTCTTTGATCTCTGCTAAAGCATCTTCAAATTGAGAGACCAACATTTCATAAAAACCTAGAGTGTTATCAAATATGTAGATGTTGAATCTATAAGATTGTACACGATCAGACGAAGTACTTCTGATCGTGGAACTGTCAGGTGAGTCATCGTAAGCTTCAAAGTCTTGGAATTCAAACGCCATAAGTCTATAGCCGCCAAGACCCTCTACTGTATCGAACGCTCTTGGGATAACATAGGGGATTTGTGTAAAATTGTTTGCGTTGTCGGGCTCGTAATAAGTTAGTTTATAGACTGGAATAGTTCCAGATGCCGCACGAAGCTGTTGAGTAAGGGGGAGATTGTCTTTATAGCGAGTTATAATTATTCTTATTTGGTTGCTGCGACTGAATTTTCTTAGTTCTGTTCTTTGGAATTGAAAAAAGCCATCGAGTGCGTGGTTACCAAAAATTTCTAAAAGCTTTTCAACTTCGTAAATTTGTGAAATGTTGCTTTTCTTGTGGAGCGCCTTTTCATAATCAAAGAAAAAGTAACCAAAAATTGAGGTCACGTCAAAGTTAGGCTCTCTCAGTCCAGAACCAGCATCATAAAGCCGCTGTTCGCCAGTAGAAAGAGTAATAACTTTCGGAGTCTCTATTTGTTGCCTCTCCATAAAAACATTTCTGTAAAGAATGTCCCCAGTATCATCCACTCTTGGCTCATAGGTGACCTCATCTCTTCTTGACCACTCTTGTCCTGAGATTGTCCCTCTTAGATCAATAAGTTTCGTGTTGGGGACGAGCTTCTTCTGTAAGCCCTCGCCAAGCAACAACGCATCGTTCGCTGAAAACAAGATGTCTTTCAATCTGTTGTATAAAGTTCCAACAGCACTTGTGCTTGTTCTTGAGGGGAATGAATTTCTGACTTTATCTAACTCTACAATAAAGTCAACATTCTCGCTCTTGGTCTGAGCTATAAATGAGATGCTGTCTAGAAGCGATTGTAGCCGTTGATTTTCAGTTGTTCCGTAAGAGGCTACAAGGTTGTCGATCTCTTTCTTTAGTTGTTCTCGGAAGGTCTCGGTTGTCTTGTAAAATCCTTTCTGGATTGATTGTAGAGGAACAGATTCGGAGGGAAGCCCAGCGTCGTCTTCATAGATTACAACAGGATCCGTAGCCAATCTGTTGTTTCCGGCTCCACTTAACGGAGCAGTAAAGACTTTTTCATAAACAAGCGGCGAAGAGATGTTGGAATATCGAGCATAAGTACCTCGTGCATCGATCTCTCCTATTTTGCCGGATGAATCATTCTGTGTAGTCAAGCTAGAATTTTGACTTCCAAGATCATCATCCACTGCGACGCTGATGAAGCAAGAATAATAAGTGTCTCTCTTAGAAGTCCTTGTTAATGCCCTTTCAGGTCTATCAATTGCGGTTCCGACTATGGTTCCGTATTCCTGGCTGGGTGAGTAGGTAAATTTTGCAAACCTCTTTGCTTGCGAGTTGTAAATTTGATCTGAGACAAGAACAAATGTTTCTCCCAGGCTCAATTGTTCAGGAATTGTTCTAATTCTCATAAAACCAGAATGAAGGTAAAGATTACTCAAGTCTGTGTAGATTTCTTGATTGGTGGCGTCGTCTTCTGTAATATGTAGATAAATTGAGATTGTCGGCTCAATGTGATCTTCAAAAATCTTTATCTTTTCGATGAACGGAGTTGGAATCTTCTTACCAAAACGGCTTATAGTGTCGCCTTCAAAGATTAGTCTGGACATATTTCTGACTCCGTAACTCTGCCGTAGATATCAAAGTAGAGGTCTTCGCCCTCTATGTCTTCACAATCGAAATCTAGGTCTATTAAATAGTCCTCTGTGTTGAACTGATTGATGTACTTACAGGCAATCTTTCGATCAATCTGGTAATCTCTATCAATTGAGAAGTAATATTCTACACTATCTGTGTCTAGTTCTTGTGTGTTCTCGACCGGAGCAGAGTGGACGAGCATTCCATCTACAACTTGGGGCACCTTGTTCTTGAAATAGAGGCGGCGTAGTTCGGCGCTTGTGGCGATAGGAACCTCGAACACCTCTACATCAAAGTTATCAACAAGAAGTTCCGTGTTTAGTTCTTCCACGTAGATGAGCGCGTCTCTTTGTTCCAAACGAACAACAGTGTCGTCAGCAAATAAGCGAGATGTGTCTTGAACATTTCTTAAGTTTTCGAATGAAGTACGAACCTCTGAACCTTGTGCTACAAGGGCGTAATTCGCATCGATGTTAATTTGCGTAATCCCTGCTTCCATCCTATTTCGGCTGGTTGTGCTCGGAGATAAGCTTCCTGTGAATGTTGGAACAGACGAAGAGATGTTGCCTTGCATAGCAATCACCTTCCAGGCGGGCGCTACATTTTGTTCTTGTGATTGTAGTAGCGCGTCACCAATGAAAGCATCTGTTGTGTAGAGATTATCTTTCTGAACCAAGGTGACTTCATTAAACAATCCGCCCGCACCCGTTGTGCCGGAGAGAATCTGATCAAAGAGCACCTGCCCTTCAAGGTAGGCGGTCTCTTGCTTGATGCGTTTGTGCGTTTCGTTCTGGACTTCTGTTGCGCCGGAGTGTGCATACTGAATGTCGTAGAGCACGTTATCATCGAAGAAAGCATAGTAAGTTGGATTCAGTTTTCCCATAGACAACTTCTGCTTACCGTAAGGGGTAAGCTGAATGTCGAACACCTGCTCTTTCTTGTTCAGGAACTTCATTCTGTGTCTTCTTCAGGCTTTTCTTTATAGAGAACATCAGCCTCAAGTTTAACTAGTTCTACGAAGGAAAGGTAATCGTATGGCCAGTTGAACTGTAGGTACTCATCATCCTTGTCTGTCTCGGGCTTATCGAGGTTGGTTGTGGGTCTCGCAGCCTTGATTTGTGGCGGAATGAGATCGTAGTAGTCCTTGGTGGCTTTCTGTTTGACCTTGAAGACCATCCAGCGTAGGTTTGGGTTGTCGATAATGTTTTGTTCTTCGAGTAACTCGGTGTTCATTAGGTCGTGTGAGACAGATGCCTCTTGGAATGTAATCTTCTTGTAGTCTCTCGGGGCAAGGTTTTGCCAGATGTAAGAGAGATCGTCTTTGTCGAACTCGTACTTGAACTCAAAGAAGTACATTACAACCGGGTCGATCTCGTCAAAGTTGATAAAGTCAAACTGTGGCGGGAGGACGTAGCGCTTCATCTTCTGGACCATCTTACGGATGCTCTCGCCTGCTGTTTCAAGAGAGTCGCCATCTTTGGAGCCTTCTCTGTCTATTAGGGCAGCATCAAAGCGCTGGCGCGGAATGCTTACGAACTTCTTGCGGTTGATAGCATCTTTCTTTTGATCTCCAGAGTAGTCCTCGTTTGCTTCTACGATGTAGGGGATAGCAACAACGGCTTCATAGACCTCTCTCTTGTCGGCAATTTCTCCAAGGCGCACTTTTGCGCTGTCTTTTTTCTGTGAGCGTGAGAAGCCGAACAGGTCACTTAATGACTGATAATCGAGGTAGGCTGTGGAGCCTGAGCCTGCCGGGTCGTTGTTGTTATAAGATGAACTCATGTTGATGACATCATAATGGTATTTGAGCCAATCGTTTGGAATGTCTCCGATTTCCAAGAACACGCCTGTGCTTGGATCTGTCGGCATTTCGCCAAACTGGTGCCACATTCCGCGTGGAACAGACTCGGAGAAGTTTGTCGGATAAGTGATGTTGCCTGAGCCGCTTGTTACATTCGCAAAGTTGAGCATCGGTGTTTCCCATTTGGGCTGGATGACCCAACGCTTGCCGGCGAGTTCGTTCTCGTCAAGGATCGTGTTACCGAATTTGTCTTTACGCTTCTTGGGGACTCGCTCAACACCGAAGAGGTTGAGGGATGAATCAAGTTGCATGGCATTTTTATTTACCACAGAACCGCCGTATGTGGCTTGTTGTCCGGCAATTGCTGAGGTGTTGTCGAAGCCATAATCAATTAGTGCTCTTTGGAATTGATTAGAATTGGTTTGTTGTGAATCTGCGATTCCGCCAATCTGTCTGCCGGGATCTACGCGCCAATAGACAGTTTCGGTTTCTGTTAGGATGTCCTCAAGTGTGTAGGTTTTGGTGGAATCTGGGCGGAAGATGAAATCGACCCAGGACTCGCCGTGGTAATAGGGGGGTGTGTAAGCCCAGTTATAGCCTTCGAGGGAATCGAGTGTTCCGCTCAAGAAAGCATCTGCGTGATCCTCTGAAGAATCTGAGTTTCTTCCGCTGACTGCTGGACCGAATGCGGTTGGGCGGGAATACATTGTGAAGGTTTCTTGGAAACTAGAATTGTGGGCTGGATCCTGTGGGATTGGGAACGAGGCGCTCAAAGAGATAACATTGCTACCGGTGCTGCGAGTTGCCAAAGCTCCGTTTGTTGAGAAGTATGTGTTAGCACCATCTGAACCAGATTCTTCATTATAGAATCTCTTGCCGTTGTGGGACTTTCTAATCTTTAGTCTCGCAGCGAAGACTTCGCCGGTCTTAAATTTGAGTCCGTCTTGGATAAGATCTGATTCAACCTTGGTGTAAGAAGAGTTCTTCAAGAAGAAGTCGCCTGTCTGCCCAAAGAAGTTCTTAGCCATAAGCTCATAGACTCCGTCAGAGACAGAAGCATCCATAGAAGCCGTAGCATTTATTGATGCTGATGGGTGTGGCTCAGAGTCTAAGAACTCAACCTTGTCGATGTATTTGCCGGGCTCTACCATAGCCTCAAATGGTACACGAAGATCCCAGTATGAATTATTAGGATCATAATCATCTGCGACTCCGAGTGAAGAGGTATTTGAAATTAACATATAATTTTCAGAGGATGTGTTAGAGCCACTAAAGTTGAATGTTGAAATTTTCTTCTTATTGTTGACTACTGGATAGTCAACCGCAATTCCAGATTTGATGGAGTTGTAGAGAATGCCTGGGGCGAATAGAGGCTGGATTAATGGTCGGAACATGGTTCTTGATGCAGAGCCCAAACTATTATAATCTCTTATGCCGCTCCCACCAGAACCAGTATAATCTGAACCCATTCCGGCAGCGAAAGAACTTGAGAATTGGCTTACTAAGTCAAGTGTTCTCTGCGCTGGATAGAAACCCTTGTAGGGGTTGAATCGGACTGCTGCTTTGCAGGTCAACATTATTTCTTTTGCGTTTAAGCCAGACTTGTCTTTTATGCTCGCGAACTCTCGCAAGAAGTCAGAGTTAGAGTAGTCTTTGTAGAAGTCCTGCTGTGAACTGCTAATTGTTGTTCCGGGGATCTCGAAGGTGTCGAAGTTGGACTTGTTGAAAGTTCCGCCCTTGACGTAATTGTTGATGTGCTCAGAGATTCTGAACTCTGGGATAATGGCGTAATCTCTCGCAACAAGTTGTAGTTCTTCGCGGAAGTCGCCGTATTCGTCAAACCAGGGCTCGGAAGGATGCGATGAAGTTATGAAAGAGCTTCCAGACTTAGTGTTGATTGTGGCGTTTACTCCAGTTTCCCAGGCAGCCTCTCCTCTTCGTATTTGTACGATATCAGTAAAGGAATTGTTCAAACTTGCTGTTTGGGCAAAACCTGTTCTAGAAACTACTGAGTTTGGTGAAGTAACGAATTGTTTCAAAGAATAAAGAGCGCCGAGTTCTCCATATTTAATTTTTTGATCATCAGCGCTTCTTGAGATAAACAAATATTGATTTTGTAATTCTCCAGCATCTCCATAGTTGATCGCGGGGATGCCGGCGTTTACAAAATCAGTAGGCGCATCAAGAACCCAAGAAGATTGTTTCACCACCCTGTTGAATGAGTTGCTAAATGTGGTGCCCAAAATTGTTCTCGCGGTGCGATTATCTCTCCAGAATTTGTTATCATAGCCAATTCTCTCGCGTGATCCGCTTGAGAACTCGTTTCTTGTGGAGGGGAACAAGGTCTCAGAGTAACGCACCCAGTTTAGGTTGTAGTCTTGTGCTACGCCAATCAACTGGTCGAATGGTGTGATTGTTGGGTCTTCGGTCTGGAAGACTAGATCATTAAGCTCTCTTTCGTTGAAGTAGATTTTCTCGTTGTTGTGAGTAGCCTTGAGAGTGACGTTTTCGCCGCCGACATCCATGTTTACCATTACGGGTCTACCCTTCATGGAAACCGGAGGTAAGCGGAATTCTTTTATCTCTTCGTTCTTGAGGGCAGTTAGTAGATTCTCCTTGTGCTCTCGGTCCAAGATCGGGTGATCTTTCTGGTGAAGTGTGCGCCAGTTCCAGCCATAGTTATCGCCGCGTCGAATAAGAAGAGTGTGGAGTTTTTGCCCAGATGAAGGGACACTCAAGGCTCCTGTTATTGGAGAAGCGCCTAGGGTGTTGGTTTGAGAGTCAACCGGATCTGTGTTAAAGATGTTTAATCTTGTAGTGTTCTGAAAGATGCCGTTCTTAGAGTAAGACGCCGACACATAATCGAAGAACGGGTAGTAGTTGCCGGTAATCTCGTAGTAAGGGGCGAGTGGCGAGTCTGTCTGCATAAAGCCAGAATAGCGTGGCTCGCAAGTGCCGGTGTGCGTGATTGATGTACCAATCCAAGAGTATTGGCGATCAGAGCGTGGGATTTGATGCTGGATGTTCAGGTTATCATAAACCTCTCTGCAACTTTCGCTCGTAGCCAATAATAGGCTATTGCGATGGGTCTTGTGAAAAGAAGCCAGTTCATCAAACGCATCGTCAGAAGCGCCGGGATTAGACTGATAGACTGAATCACGGAAGAACTTCCCAGCGTGCCTCGCAGCTAAATTTGTTAGACCGAAGTCTTTGCCGGTGTGATCGAAGTTTCTGAATGCTGAATTCTCTTCGGAAACAATGGATGAAGTCACGCCCTGGAATGGGCGGCGAGATGTCATGTTTCTGTAAGGGATCGAGTTATAGACAGATAATTCTGATGCGCGGAAGTCATTGAAAGCAGGCGCAGAAGTCTCTAGTGAACCGGGAGCCGAGAACCTGCTTACTATCACTGTCTTGTTCTTGTAGTTTCCTGAGCCTGTTAGATAGCCAGCATTGTAATCATCAACGAATGAGAAGTGTCCGCCGCGACCTCTCTCTATGTCGAGAATTGTCTTGACGACATCTGCGCCTTGGGCTATAGAAGGTAGTGTTGGCTGTTCGTCAATAAACGCTCTGGGGTTAGAGTGTCCGCCAACCGTGCTAACAACCTGATAGTTGTGTTCATAGTTGCCGAGAATGGTTGAGCCAGTTCTGTGTTGAATGTTACGGATGTTTACAGGACGCTTAGCCAACTCGTCACGGAAGTAGGTTGCCTTTTGAGCGCCCGTCATTGGATAGGGATTTTCGTTTACAGCGTTTGCTTCGGGATAGGGGTAGTCAGCACCAACCATTCCGATTGCGCCAGTAACCGTCGAGCACTTGCCTAAAAGAATCTTCCAAGCCTCGGGACGGTTTAGATAGTTGTCGCCGCCATCGTTTAGCTTGATGTGGCGAGACTGATGTCCACCAACTGCGTAGTTGGTAAATGGTCCCTGCATTGGGCGTTCCATGTCTGGACCATAAACATCATTGTGGAGGTTGGTCACTTCGATGCTTGCTGTTACTCTTGCGACGACCTCTGCGTTATAACCAGAACGAACAGATGAAGAAATTATGTTGAATGGGAATGCAAAGGCAGACTTGACGTTCTTGTAGCCAACTCCCTCTTCCCAATCGCGTCCGTGCTGGACGAGAATGTTTCTCTTGACCTTCGCTGCGGGGTTCTCGGGGGCGTCGGTGGTGTCCTCAAGGGCTACGAGGTCTTCGGTAAAGCCAACGAGGACGTTCTTTGGGACAAAGATGTTATCTTCTTGGTTTACTGGACCGCCTGGATGTAGGGCGGTGTAGGAATAGTGAATGTCTTTGTTGTGCTCGAAGTTTACGCCGCCCTTGATCTCTCTTGAGACCTTGGACTCAAAGACTTGACCCTTAGATAGTGTGCGATATTTAAAACTAGATCGAGAGTATTTGTTGCCCGTGTTCGTAAAACTTCTACCAACGCCGCCATTAGTCTGGTTTGTGGTAACATTACGAATCTGTGTTCTTTCTGCATCGACAGTTGCATCACCAGAAGAAATAGTCCCTTCTCTCTCGGCGCGTTCTTTCCACCAGCTTGAGTTCTCGCTCTCTAGTCCACTGACTGGAGCGTGATTTCTGTTCCAGTTGTAGCGCATCTCTTCCGCACCGAAAGCAACGCCTTCGGTAGATGAAGTAAACGCCATCATCGGGATTCTGTGTTGGTATTTGCTACGCTCTAAGACGTGGGATTCTATTGTGTTTAGAATGTCGGGTGTGTAATCAGCAGAGGCGGGGACTAGTTGACCGATGATTTGGGAAACCGAATCATCAAACCATTTGTAATAGTCTACAAATTTTTCTACTTCTGAGACTTCTGAGACTCTGCGGAAGAAGATTTCTCTTAGCTTCTCAAGACCCTTGTAATTCATTCGGTATTGGTTTACCGGCTGTCCTATAAGGTTGTGAAAATCAACCACACCTGCGAAGAAGTTGAGCATCTCTTCTGAGATTGCTGCGTACATGCTCTTCTCAAGCAAGTAGTGATAGTTTGGAATGGTGTCCAGGGTGTCGAATAACTTATCATCTTCAGTTCTAACTTGAACGAGATTATCGCTGATGACTTTCTCAGGATCGATGAACTGGTGAAGGTTTGACTCTTTCTTGATTACTGCCTTCGTGGATGAGATCCCGAAATGCTTGCCTTGGGCTGGATAGAGGTAACTGGAGATCTCTCCAAGCTTTCCAAATTTTGTTCTGTTCTCGACCGAGCCCGAACTGATGTCTGTTACAGAGAACTCCCCAGCAGCATCAGATGTGGTGATTCCAGAGAAGTCGTAGTTTAGAACGAGAGTGTGAGAATTTAATGTTTTAGCATTGTCGCTATCAAGCGGAGACAGGTGCTTATTGGAGTCTTTGATTCCATAATTCTCAAAGTCATAAGCATGTTGTTTGAGGGTCAAATCATCTAGGCTCTTATTCCAGAAACGAGTCGCTGAGACAAGAACATCTGACTTGTTGATAAGTGAGCCGGTTACGTCTGTTCTTTGGGCACCAACATAAATTCTCTTTGGCGAATGCAGAAGGTCTTGGGCGGAACCCGTAGCCACACTGCCGGTCACCGTGAATGATTCTCTAATTTCACCAAGAAGCTGGTTGTAGCCAGTAAACTCAAGGATGTAGTTAGAGGTAGTTACACCAGCGACAGAGCCAGTTAATCCAAAGGTGTCTGGGCGTAGGCGGACAGAAAGATTCCACTGGTTGTCATTGTAGACACCCAAGAAGTTGCTACTTGTGAGGGTAGTTGAAAGTAGGGATGAACTTAAGCGGAAGCGAATGTTCTTGCTGTAAGCTTGTTCTCTTTCGGCGAAAACGTAGATGCTCGGATCAAAGATTGTGGTGTCTGCGGAGTCAGCGCTCGCAGAGTGAATGCCGAACAAAGAAGACGTGATAAAGTTTCTATCAAACGTGTCGATTGAACGAATAAACTTGGGGAAAATTACATCTGTTTCAAGTGTAAAGCCGTAGCGATCCTCGTGGTTGTTATCGTTTGAGGAAGAAATGTAGCCAAGTTGTGTGCTGTCGGCTGATGCTGTAGAGTAGACGACTGCGCCGAGGTTACTGGGGTTGTTGAAGTTTACAACAGAATCATAAACAGTTGTTTGTTGTAGGTTGTTTTCAAGATCATAAACGAAGTTGTTAGCGTAAGTGTTGAATCTTACGAGTTTGTCGTCAATGTTGAAGGCGCGTAGGACGTTCCTTACTGCCTTGTGAGTCCCCTTTGACTTGAATAGATAAGTCAAGTTGTTGTAGAGGTTGAGGTAAATGAGATTTTTTGTGTCGTTTAAATCAAACTCATAGTTCTCAGTTTCATTTCTGTTTAAGAATCGCTCTATAACATCGGCATCAACGAAAATCTGTGGAGTTTCAAGACCCAAAGAGGCGGGTAGGTGCTCGGCAAACGGGAGTGCCTTGAAAGATGAGCTTGTGTAAACCGGGGTCTTGAAATCGGGGAGGGCGGCGATCTGTAGGCGAATCTTATCGAAGTAAGAGCCTACGATGTGCATCAAGAACTTAAAGTTGCTGTTTTCATCGCTCTCGTGTTCATCGATTACCCAGCCCGGCATCATGCTGCCTATGGAGGCATTGTTGTTAGAATCATAGATAGAACCAGCCTCAATCAAACTTGTTCTTAAAGCAGAGACATCCGGGTGGTTGGCGTAGATAATTGGGTCAAGATACTCTTTCGCGGCAGCGCCAGCAAGCACAATAGCAGAGCCAGTGTTGCGAGTTGTTGAAGTGTAGCCCGTGAATGTTCCGTTTGAAACGCGACCAGAGTAGTCCAAGACCACGCTGTCCTGGGCTGTAACGCCTGTTATGCCTTCGTTAAATTTGTAGTAGACACCGAGTGTCGTGTTAGAAATGTCTGTGTTAGAGCCACCTCTGACCTGCCCAAACCAGTTTCTGCCGATGTCTTGTGCTGTTCTCTCGACCTTCCAGAATCGGAATTCGTCCATCGCGCCGTTTAGGCGTGTTTCGGTCGCAGATCCCGAAGCAACATAGCCAAGTGAACCAGACTGCTCAAATGTGCCTGCGCCTGTTGAGCCTAGATTTGTTTGGGCGTCAAGGGCACCATTGACGTAGAGTCTGGATGCTATTCCTGCGCTGGCGCTCTTGAATGTAAGAGCGTAATGGTTCCATCCGAGAATAGAAGAAGTAGTCGGAGTTGTTCCGATCTTCTGATCAATAATGTTTGGTAGGCTATTCTCCTTCAAACGAACGTGGAATGGAGAGCCAGTTGTTCCAGATAGGAAGATGGTTAGTTCGTCATCTTGTCCTGAACCTGTTATGTGAAAGATTGCTTGCTTGTCGTCTGTCGCAATCGCTGATGAACTTAGCCAGAACTCAACAGAGACACCAGTTTGAAAGTCGCACTTTAAGTTTGATTCTCTTGTGCCCTGACCATAATCAGACGGAAGACCTTCGGTTGTGTAGATGTCTTCATCGTAGATGTTTGCGGTCTCTCGCTGTGAAGATTGCGGATCTTTGAATAGCCCCTTTGTGTTGGAGGCTGCGATTGTGTGTGGTCCGCCCTTTAGGCTGATGTGGGATGTTCCCTTAAAGTCCACGAACCCGTTTGTTCTTGGGTAGGTCGTGTTAAAGATGAACTTCTCGATGTCGAGAGATTTGTTGTAAAAGTTGTTGTATTCTGCGTCAGAGCCGTCGTAGGGGTAGAAGTCAAGAATGCGATCAATCGCAGACTTATAATACATTTCGGCAGAGCCGTACTTTGCGAATGTTTGAGGATCGGTGTAGTCGATCTGTGGCTCAAACGAGTTTTGTTTTTCGACAATCTGTTTTACGTTTCTTGACGACTCCGCGTCTGCGAAAGCATCTTTTTGATTTGTTTCTGAAACATAGTTAGTTGATTTGCCGAATAGGTCTTTAATACTCATAATCTTCTACTCTGAATAGGAATTTCTGGTCTTGCTCAAGCCAGCTTTGACGCTGTGAATCGTAAAACGCAAGTTTGATGCCGTACTCGTAACCGGGTTCGAGCAAGGACATATCAAGATTAAAATAGTTTCCAGAAACATCATAGGAGAGTATTGTTTGAAGATCCGATCCAGTACCGTGTGGTATAGCATTGTAACCATCTAAGACTCTATAAACCCTGAATGATGCGCTAGGAATAATAGTGTTTTCTATTTCGCTTGACGCTACTGTGTAAATAGTTGGGGACCAGTTTTTGCTTCGCACATAAACATTGAAGCGTGCTTCCTCTTCAGAGAAGTATTTGTTTTTAAGATTTTTGATTTTCGTGATGTAGCGGTTGTTACCAGTTGAAACTGCTGTCGCAGCAACCGTCTGTGTGGAGATTGTTCCAGTAAAGTATTGGACGCCGCCTGTGTGCCAAACATCTCGTAGGCTAGAGTAAGTTCCTGTTAGGCAGACCGAGCAGGAATAGATGCCTGTCGAGACATAGCCGCCTGTGGCGGGAGTGGCGATGGTCTGTGTGAGGGCATCGCCACCAAGTGTCTCGTAAAGATCAACATAAATCTCGCCTGTTCCTACTGCCGGGATGTTTGTTAGTCTTCCACGAACGTAATTGTAGAGATAAAGAGTGTTGAGATTGTCTGCTGCTGGTGCGAGAGAAGAAGACATATAGAAATCGCCTCTATCATCCTGTAAAGATGAGTTCCACCGCGCCTCAATTACCGGCTTCTTGAAGAAATATTGTGTTCCTCTCGCAAAGAAGCGTTTGGTGTAGTAGGAGGTCAAAGCGGACTCTTCGGAAGAAGTCAGGCGAATGCCGATGCCGTAGTTGCTCTTTGAGTCATCGATCCACTCTTCAACAAGAGTTGTAACATCTATCTCCAAGTCCTCAAGACCTGTCGAGAATGACTGCGAGTAAGCAGGCAAAGCGTGGTAATCGCCGCCAGCGGAGTCCCAAGCAACACCAGAAGACGCAGAAATCCAGTTAGAGACACCGGAATCTTTGTAGTTTTCGAGGTCTAGACCGTCCCCTTCTGTCCAAGATTTTGAGATAGCTTGTGCGACTAGGGTAAAGTTTCTCGGAACAGTCTTGGAGGTCTCTGCGTTGAATAAACGTAGGTAAAAGCTCACACTATCCTTAGCTGGGATTGTTCCTGCTGTTCTATCGGACTCGATAGAGGCGATGTCGAACTTTGTAAGAACGCGCGAGAGTTCAGCAGACGAAGTAGATTCGCGACCATAGATTGAATAGATCTCACTTACATCAGCCTGACCCATGTTGGAGCCTGTGGCTCTTGTTCTCAGGTTCGACTCGTAAGCATTTACGATTGTGTTGTCGGCATCTGCCTTGTAACGTTTAATAGCCATTATCTTAGCTTACCTTTTATGTCTGTTTCTGGAAACTTCAGTTCTAGGATTGCGTTCTGCGGTGTTAGTAAGTAGTCACCATCGGGTGATAGGTTTTCCTGAACCGGGAACACTACGCTGGAGTAGTCAGAAGAGTTTTTGTTTGTAATCTGAACCTTAACAACATCAAGGACGCCCTTCACTTTGTTTAGTTCCGAGAAAATCTCGGAGATTGAAAGCCTCTCGCCGATGAACATCGGGTCTCTGTATTTGTTTGCTAGCCTCTCGACACAACGATTGAGGACATCAAACTTGTTGGCGGAATTATCAGGCTTGACCATAAAATTGATCCCAAAGTTGATAATGAACGGATCCAAAATGTCTATTGTGTCGTTAATCATTCTGTAGTTGTTGAGCCAAACCTTGAGATTCTTCTTGATTGTGTTATTGGTTGTTGTGAGCTTGCCGAGAGTGTTCTCCGAGATCACGTAAACATTCAAGTTTCTCTTTTGGGAATCTGGGTCCTTCTGGACAGAACAGCGTTTGATTGAGCCAAACTTACGAGGCATCCTGTAGGATAGGTTTTCGTAGTCTTTCTGGGTGACGGCACGATTCTGTGTTGGGAACGTGTCGTAAATTCTCTGCTTGACTTCTGCTGTTGTTGGGTTTGAGACATTACCTACGATTGGCTCCTCGTTAGAAACCTCAACCGAGTTGCGAACAAACGAAACCTCGCTGGCGGCGAGCGTTGAAAGATCCTCAAAGTCCATCAAGACACTTGAGACTTGATTTAGTCCGCCAGCAGCAATGTTTGAGTTTGTTGGATTTGTCTGTCTGAAAGCTATTGTAAGTGTTGTGTTGGCGGGGACAATCCCGAAGCTTCGGTTATTCGTTAATCTGCTTGGGTCAAAAGCCGTGTCTGTAACATAGCTCTTGCCGAAGATGTTCATAGCTACGTTCTGTGGTTCAGCAACCACGTCGGACGCACCATCTTCGCCAGAACCAAATTGAAGATAGACACCTTCAGGCTCGTGGACTACTTGAAACTTTCTACTCACGAGCAGGGGCTTAAGAATAGAAGGCACGTTGTCTGCCTTGTAGTTCTTGTTGGTCAATTCTTTGTAGACGATGTCTTGGGCTAGATAATCAACCTCAAAATATTCGTTTCCATCCGTGTCTGTAACACTGACGATCTCTGAGATGTTTGCGTTTGATAGTTTAATTCTCTTGAATCTCTCAAAGCCTCCAACAACTGCTTGCTCAACACCAAAGAAACCAGAGACAACATCACCATAAGATTTGATGGCGTAGTAACTTGGCGCACCAGTTGTCGTGTCTGTTCTCGCAACAACGACTGGGTTTTTGGGATCCGCGAAGTCAATGTTTTCGGTGAGAACAAAGCTCAAACCATTCTGCGAAGTAAATCTTGTGCCTCTCTTTAGAGTGGGAATGTAAGAGGTCTGCGGTCCTAGACCCGTGGGGGACGCAGGAACCAAGACATAGAGGGCGACCTTTCCGTAAGTTGATGGTCTGCCGGTGTTCTTGTAGCCAAGAATTCGTCCTTGGCGAACTACGTTTCCATACTGATAAGCAGTGTCTAGGAAGGTCTCATTGACGTTGTAGTCAAGATAGAAAGAAAGTTGGTCTCCAACATAAGCGACGGCGTCGAGCATCATCGCCCCAAAAGATCCTTCACTAAAATCCTGAAAAGTGTCTGGATAGAAACGCTCTGCTATTTGTGTGAGATCGTCCCTGATTGATTCGTAATCACGATTGGTGTAGTTGATCGCTACTTTCTTTTTGTTTGTCATAAATTGTCCTCACACTAAATAGTGATTTCTAGCAAATCGCTTGTGGCGATTTGTGGGATGGAATACTCCAAGTAAAGCCCCAATGTGTTAGTGTCTGGATCGGAGCCGGCGAATTGAAGTTTTCTAATCTGGACGGCGGGCATGTATTGGGCTACTTGTTCTCTTATCTTGTTGTCTATTCTCTCGTAGACATCAGACTGAAAGTTCTCAAATAGGAATTGTCTTATGCCTACTCCATACTCAGGCTCCATCACTCTTTCGCCAGGATTGGTCAAGATGAGCATCTTTATGTTCTGCTTTACAAGAGCCTTAATTCTCTTGATCATTGTGTAACCATCGCCCGTATCTTGCGTGAGCGGTAAACTAACTGCGTATGAAGCCACCTATTTCCCTCCAGATTCCATTACTATTTAGTTATTCGTCTTTATTTTCACATAATTGCTCATCGGCATTGAAAGGATTGCTTCTCAAATAACGTCGTTTCCACCAAGGTAGGATTCTCTTGCCGGGTGAGAGTCTAAACTTCTCCCTTAAGGTCTTTAGGTTCGTAGCAACAATTCCGTTGTCTTCTTCTTCAGTAGAACCGAAATCACGGGAGTTGTAGTATTCCTTGAACATCTTCTTGAGTTGTGAGTTAGTTCTTCTCATTGTTGTCTGATCCCACTCATCCCAGGTCAAAACAAACGGTGTGAAAGCGCGGCGCTCCTTCTTGGGATACCAGCCTGGAGTTCCGGGGTCATCAGGATTAAACGAGAGCGATGTATTATCATCGGGATCAGGGAGCGCTTTTCTACCCGGCTTAGTCCCTCCACTATTCTTTTTTGCGTCATCATTAACACTCTCGCCAATAGACGGCAAGAAGGCTAAATCGTTGTAGATAGCAATTGTTGATAAGAGTTTGGCTGGAGGCAGGCAATAACGCATAAACAATTTGAACTTATCATCATCCAACAGGTTATTGATCAGGCAAAGCATTTCCTTACTGCTCGGCTCCAGCGGCTGTAATTTAGATAGAGGGAGATCAAGAACATCTACTTCTACTTTTGTAACTGTTCTCATTGTGCCGCCAACATTTGCGTAGAACTCAAGACCATAACGAAGCCCAAGTTCACCTTGGAGTCCTACGACCGGGCGTCCTGCTGCCTCTCCAGACAGGGCAATAGCATCGTCATCTCTGGTTTTTTGCCCAGCGTAAACAAGTGATAGGGTGCCGGGATAAACATCAGAAACATTTCCCTCTTGTGATGTTATTGCTGATGGAATGTTAAAGGGATCCACATCGTCGCTAGGGTCTTGAGATGTCTTTAGGTAAGCCCGAATTCCAAATGGCTGTGTGCCTGTGGGTCTTGTTGTTTCGACAGCACCTATTCCTTCGCTTCCTGCTTTTACAATTACGTTGTTTGCAAACAAAGTCAAATCTACAGATTCATCGGAGTGCTCTTCGCCAGTCATAAAGGTCTGGTTATCGCCTTCGCCCATTGTGTGATAGTAGCCAATGTAGGGAGTGCCGTCTTCGAGAGCCATCTCATCGCCATTGGTGTAGTTTCTCTGTAGGACTTCACTTGAATCGGCGACACCTTCCTTTAGTTGTCCAAGTAGGTTTAGTTGGCTTCCAGCGGTTAAACCGCTAGCGCCGTGGAGAATGTAGTAGTAGATGTTAGTAGCGTAAGAATCATCAATAAAATCGTTTCTTTTCATTGAGATCTCGAAAGATTCAGCAACCTCTGATAGTTCTTTTTTGACGAACTCTTTGAGTACCATCTTGGCTATGTCTTCTGTTTCTTTTACGACACCTAGGGTGTCTTCATTCCGGTAGTTTTTGAGTGTCTTGAAGATTGTTACTTCGTCGTTTTTCTTTGCTTCTTTCAGATCTTTGCGATCTGGATAGTTGTAGCGCTCCTGAATGTTATTGAGTCTAATCAAAGCCTGGATAACATCCTCGGGAGGGTCAATAACCTCACCCTCATCTAATAGTCTTCCGTAGGTCTGAACCGACTGTTCCAAGAAGGCATACCAGAACTCCTCATCCTTGAACGGATTAAACAACTCGAAGAACTCGTTTTGTTGGGCGTCTTTGAAGCCCTTTTCCATTTCTTCTACTATGAACGATGCGTAAAGATCGCTGAAGTTGTTATCAAAGTCTGGCTTAAACTTAGAGAAGGTAGCGATTGACTTAATAAAATGTAGAACCGAGTGAATTCTACAAGCGGCACTGATTACCGATTGGATTCCGGCTTTACCTGTGCGACTTAGGATTCTGTTGTAGGGAACCTCTGTTACACAATCAGGGTCTCCCGCTAGCCTCTCATCTTCCGACAATCCAGAATAAGACTTCATCATCTCTGATTCTATTTCACTAAAGTCTACGACTTCTGTTCGCTGCGGCTTACAGGGACTAAGTTCTGGAAACACAGTGTCTACGAGCCCAAGCCATCCCGTGTTTTTTGTAGGACGGACATAAACAGGGGGGTTCAAATAGGTGCCGCCGTAGGTCGCAGGATCAAGATAGATGACTCTGGCTTTGTCACCATTTATTTGCTGGTCTCTGCTTTCGCCAAGAATAGCATCCTTGTTGTTTATCGGTCTTGTCTCGCCTTCTCCATCGTCGATCTCTCGTTCTGAATAAAGAACATCTTCGCCTGGATAGAGGTAGTCTGCGGCGGATTCTGTTAAACCATCAAACTCAGCACCGTAGTTAAATGCCTTGTTGTCTGTAGTAGACATAATAGTTAAGAACATCTCATCATAAAGTGTTTTTGTTGTTTCGTTCCAGTAGGATGTTGCTGCTGCTTCTGAAACACCGAGCATCTCGGACATCAAAACTATGGGTGGAGATGTCGCACCAATCGTGTCTAGTGATTGTAGGAATCTTGGGTAATTATCCAGAGTGTCTCCAGAAACTATCTCAAGCGTGTTGTCTTTTGCTAAGAACTCAAATGCAACCTGAGTCTGTTCTGTTTCAGCATCTTGGTTGGTGATAAACTTTTCTGTTACTTTTAGTCTTACGTTGTCTGCGGGAATGTTTCTCTTGTTGTTTAGATCTGCGATGTAGAGACCCATCTCAAGCCTATAACCAGAGTCTTCACTATCTTCTACGTTAGTTTGAAAGGCTACTTTGATGTCTGGATCTGCTTTTCTTTGCTTCTCAACAAAAGTTACCTGCTCTCGCTCGTAGTCTACTTCATAGTTTACTCTGTAGCCATAGTCAGGCAGTTCAAGCGGAGTTGAGCGCTTCTTTATCCTCAGATCTTCAAACGACTTGACTGTTCTTTGATCTTTCTGAATGTTGTTATTGATAGATGGGTCTTCGGTGGTTTTTCCATTGTTCTCCTCTATCATCCATTCCGCGATGTAGACCGGATAAGCGCCTTTTTGTCTCGCCAGACGGGCGTAATTGTCCAAAATTCCCTCGCCTGCGGTGTCCCCTTCGGTGTCCAAGGCGACGCCGCCAGAAACATGAAAGTCAACATACTGCTGCCTGCCTGGATCATTGAAGACCTTTCGCTGGTGGGCTGTGTAGGGTCTGCCGAGTGTGTCGGATAGGACCATGTTCATTAGACCCCAGTTTCTCTCGCCTGGACCGTTGCCGAGCATGTCGTAAGAGAAGGCAACCTTTAGTTGGTCTAGTCCAGCGCCTAGTG